GAGGTAGTAGCCTGAAAGACACATTTACTCTTGATTCCGCTCTGTGCATGAATCAACCGCCCGTAAGCTACTACCTTGCGGGCTTTTTTTATTTTAAGACAATGATACTTCAAGGAGGACATTTAGAGAAATACAATGAGATAATAAGATTACACAATGGTTGGGAAAGGCTTTATATAAAACCTTCTGATTTGTATGAATTAAAATCATTGATTGATTGTACTTTAGATTTTTACGCAGAGTATAAAATTGATGACGAATTTGTAAGAAAGGCTAATTGTAGAGTACATGAAGAGGCAGCAGAGGAGTATAATAGAACACGTGAGCCAAAAGAAAAGATTAAAAAAGAAGATAATACAAGTTTGTATTTGATTTTTAATCCACAATTAAAACACATAAAAATAGGTAAATCTAAAAATCCAGAAAAGAGATTAAAACAGTTGCAAATATCTACATCAGGCATATTGAAAATAGTAGCAGTATATGAGGGTTTGGGGTGGAACGAAAAGAATTTACATAGTTTGTTTGAAGAGTATAGGGTAAAATCAGAGTGGTTTTTAGTAAGCGAGGCAATATTGAAACATTTTAATTTAAAAGAATCAGATTTATATGATATATAACTTAAACATAAATCAAAAAGCCATAGTAGATAATGGTTGGAGCATGGACATCTATCATGCAGTAGTATTTGATGCAATGCATAAGATATTTACAACATTCCCAAAGGTTCAAAAATTGAACGAAGAAGGCATAGAATGGATTTGGGTAGATTACAAATTGATATTATCACAATTGCCAATGATTAAGTACAAAAGCGATTGGTTAAGAAAGGTAATTAATGATCTATCAAAGTTCGGTCTAATTGAGATCAATCCAAACAATCAAGTATTGAATAGAACGTATTTCAGATTAGGCAAAAGAGCATATCTAATGTTTTCGTCAGGGGTCGGACAATCATCAACACCTACGGACAGCCATCAAGAGGGGTATGGACAGCCATCAAGACCCCCTATGGACAGCCATCAAGACGATAATAATAATAGTATAATTAAAAAGAATAATAATATATCTGATTCTTTCAAAATTTATAAAAACACAGATTACAGCAAACAAAATTACATCATAGTTCAATATGGTATAGAGAACAAAGAGATAGTTGCAGAATCCGATTTTATAGAGTATCTAAAAGAGACGCACAGCGAGAAATATTATGCATTGCAAAGGAATTATACAGAAGCAAGAATAAAAGCGATTGTAAAGCCCTTTTTTCTAAAATATTGTGTGGATACAATGCAGGACGGGGAAAGGCAATTATTCAATGCAATCAAATGGTGTTTATCTAATCCAGAAAAACTAAAAGAATTAACCCAAAACAACGTACAAACAAGCGTAGCAGTAAGAACGGTAGATTTAGTAGAAGAAGATACAGAGGAGGAGAAAAAGAGGCGTGAAGAGGTCAGGAGAAAGAATTTTGAAGCAATGAACATAAAGCCAAATTAAAAATATGGAAAAGCAGGTTTTTAAAGGCAGAGTAACAGGCAAAAAGCTAATTGACTGGATTAATTCAGAATTTAAAAGATTAGGTATAAAAGAATTTGAAGTTTTTAAAATTCAAAGCACTAGATATAGTTATGATCTTTTAGCGGCAGGGGCAGCAAGTTTAAACATTTTGTTCCGTCACGTTGAGGATCAAAATATTTGGGGTTGTTTTTATAGTTTCTATTCTATGCAACAATTAGAAATGTATCTAAAAAATGGATACGAATTAGATATAAAAAGAGATCATCTTTGTAGTATTTCTCAATATGAATTAGAATTAATAAAATAATAAATCAATAAAATTATGATCTGGCAAATAGCATTCAACATTTACAAAATCAGTTTATTAGGTTCTGTTATATTAATGTTTTTAGTAGGCATTAAATTTAGGAGTGCTGATAAAACGATGAAACAGGAATTAGAGGAGGCGACACCCGTCAACTTTTATGTTTTTTGGTCTATCATTTCTTTAGTCCCGTTCCTAAATACATATCTATCATTCATTACGTATTTATCATTTATGAGTTACGTTTGGTCTGACATTCTGTATTGGATCAGAAGAGGCATTATATTAACAGAAAGATATTTTCACAGAAAACAAATGCAAAACAATGGAAAAAGAATTAACAGTAGAACAGGTAGAAGAATTTCATAATTTTCTATCTAGTGGAGAACAGCCCGAAGGAATGCAAGTAGGGCGACCCCCAAAGGTTGGTAAAAAGGTTGCATTTACAATTATTTGGTATTTGCAGGAGCATTTAAGAATAATTCCCGATAATTTTGAAATGTGCGACAGATGTTTAAGAATTTATGATAGTTGGGGAGAAGGCATCTATTTAGAGGGCAGAAAAAGGATTAACCATGTTTGCGGAAACTGCATAACTAATGCAGATGATAAACTTTTCGACAAGGAAAATAATTAATAACAATTTAAAAAATAAATTCATGGAAGATTTACAAGACAATGAAGTATCAGTATGGTTGGTTGTTCCTCAAAAGTTGATTTATATTAGCAATATGGACGGATATCCACAAGGTTTGTTTAATTGGAGTAAAGAGGATTTAGAAAAATTATTACAGTTGGGAGGGCATAAAGATTTTGAATATACAAACGAGGCACACAAGTTCATTAGGGACCTTAAAAAAGAACACAATTTAAAGGGGTGGAAAATCGAAGATGATATTTTAGACAGGACAGAGTTAGAAAGGTGGTTAGATAAAAATGATTAATTAAACAATCTAAACAAATAAATCAAATGGAGATCAAATTAAAAGTAGGGGAAATAACTACAAAGAAAGAGTTAGATATAGAAGTAAGAGAGTATGTTAATTCTATTCCACAAATAGAAGAGATCAAAAGCATACAAGATCGTACAAAGGTTTACGAGAGAGTAACAGCAGCAAGGCGTTTTGTCAAACGTGTAGGAGAAGAACGTTTGAAAGTTACAAGGGTAATAGATGCAGAAAAGAAAAAGTACACGGAATTAGAAAAAAGGATTTTGGAGCCGTTGGCAAAGGTATTGGAGAAAGCAGAAAAGAGCATCAACGATTATGATAACTGGCAATTAGAAGTAGAACAAACAAGGCAGAAAAACGCACAAAAAGCGTTTGAGAGCGTGAATTTTCCTAAAGGCGAAGTTAGTAGATTAGACACAACATATCTTCCATTGCCTGCCCCTAGTGATGGCATTCCAACATCAGAAATAAAAGGATTAAACATATCTATTTCATACGAGATAGAAGATTTTGCAAAGATTCCAGAAAAGTATTTTATGATAGATCAGGAGAAAGTATTAGCCGATTTAAAACAAGGAATAAAGATAGAAGGGATCAGGAAAGTAGAGAAGGCAAAAACGAGATTCAGTTAATTTCTAAAAATCAAGAAAATGAATATTATAGCAAAATTGGATATATTTTTATTTAAAACGGTTCAAGGCATATCGGACTTTTTAATTTTGTTTTTGCGTATATCTTTAAAGTTTCAGAAAATCTTTCTATCTGTATTGTTATTAGGGACATCTTGTTTATATGCATGGTTATCTAAAAAAAATGTTTATTTATATATTCTATTATTCACAGAGGTTTCATTATTCGTTATATATTTTCTAAAAATAGAATATGATTTTAATGGTGAATTTGAAAAGGTAGAAAGAGGGGATAGATTAAATGAGCCTTTACATGGATACATTATTAGAATAATATGCAATCTTTTAATCTTCACGACAGTATTTATAAAGGTTTATATGATAATTAATATGCAATTAGACAGTGATATGATAGAGATCACATATACAAGGTTGTTGAATAATATTGTCTTTATAGTTTCTTCTTATTTGTTTATTTGCAGCAGTGAGCCACCGAAAAGAAAAAGGTTTTGGAGTTTATCAAAGTTAAAAAGACAGGTAGTTAGAAATTAAATAAAAAATATTTCAAATAATGCTTGTACAGGAATATAAAGTGTCTTAAATTTGTCCTATCAAATTAATCAATCATAATTAAACAAAAATCAATCATGGCACATTCGACTACTTCCGTTTCAAATCTATATTTAAACTAAATCCTAACATAGCCCGTCTATTGGCGGGCTTTAACTTTCTTTCAAACATGAAAAAGTGGATCGGAAACATACAGGATAATTACGATAAATATCTAAAAGAACCGTTACGGATAGGATTTACAGACACATTCCCAATTAAGGACATAATAGAAGAAATTGAAGTCAAAACAAATTGCAGAAGATTTGAAGTGATTTTTAAAGTTCAATATTGCAATGTTACATTTGGGCAAGAAAATGAATATAATTGTTGTGCAATCGTAACAGATAGAGTAGACATTCAAAGTAGATTACCCATGAATGGATTTGCTTCACACTGTCATATTGATGAAGCAAGAGTAATGGAAAATGCAGTTGTTGAAATGGCAAAAAAGCATGATTTAATGATATGTACAAAAATATGCAGTTGGCCGTTTGCGAAAGCAATAGTAGATGATAATCATTTTTTATCTTAAACAACAGTATGAAGAAATTTATTTATTTATCAGCATGGTTGTTATTAACAATCACAGAGGCAATACTAGGGTATCAAACAGCGATACAAATCAATCTAGTTGGTGCAATGGCAATCGTTTACAGCATCGGATTTGCAATGTTATCAATCCCGCTAAAAATGATCTATGAAAGAATAGTAGAAAAGAATTACAGATCAAGTACAATTTACGGAAACATAATTTTCTTCTTATTTGCGGGGATATGGTGTACAGTTGTTTATTTGGCACATTCTGGTATAGCAGATTTAAGGCAAAGCAATATGAAGTTGAGCCAGTTTGAGAAATTCAAAGAAAGCAAGGCAGGAACAGATCAAGTAAAGGAAATAAAAAACGGTTGGGATTACAGATTAGAAAAACAGCGATTAAAAGCAAAGATTACACAGGATAGCAGCGAGTTTATTTTATACAAGAACAATATAGAGCAAGTAAGGTCGGCAGAAATGAAGGCAATCAACGATCAAGGAAAGAACGGTTTTCTATTTTTCAATATAGTATTAATCCTTTCAGCAGCAATATGTTTGTCAATGGCATTTGATGAAGAAACAATAAAACAAAGAGTAGTTAATGAATTGGTATACGAGAAAAGGAAATACACAAAGAAAGATAGGTCAGAAGCGTTCACAGATGAAGCAAGAGCAGAGGTCGTATTAGCAGAGGGGGAAAGGTACGGTTTTAAATGTAGTTGCGGTAGAAGCGATTTTCCGACACAAAACAGCATCAACGCACATCTAAGGTTTTGCAAAGGTAGCACATACGAAAAAATCATTGTCAAAGATGAATAATCAACAAGAAGAATTAGAAATTATTTTCAAAAAGGTTGAAGATAAATACGGAAAAGAAGGCTTAAACAAATGTATTGAATTAAGCAAAAAAACAGTGTTGAACATTCAGGATTCTATTGATATTCTTAAGTTATATAATTTCGACATTGACAAGGTTTATAAAATAACAGAGCATTGGGCAAAAACAGGATCGCATTATAGTTTGTATAATTTCTTATCATTGGCAATATGGAGGTAGCAATTAACTTCAACAACAAAGCAGATAAAATCAAGCTTTGGGATTATCTAAAGAATCTAAACGGGATTCATGTAGTAACGATAGAGAAAAAAACGAGAAAAGACAACTGGAACCGTTATTATTGGGGAGTAGTATTGAAATGCATTGAACAACATACAGGGTATAACAGGAAAGAAGTACACGAGGAAATGGGTAGAATGTTCAATAATAATTATCAACGGGACGGTAGAAAGAACAAAGAGATAATCTTTGCAAAAAGCAGTAAGACATTACCACAGGATCAATTCGAGATATATGTAGAATATATCAAAGCGTGGGCAGCAGAAAGTTTTCATATTTACATTCCTGACATTTGGGAAATATACGAGGCATAAAGATTTTTTTGTTTAATTCAATGATTGATAGTGCTTAGAGTGCTAGTTATATTAATTAGCACTCTTTATTTAAAAATATTCATAAAAACACTTGTTTAGTAAGTCTGTATAGATTAAATTTGTCTTATCAATCAATCATTAATAAACAAAGACATGACACCAGTATTTAATATTATCCAAAACGGCAAACCAAACAGAAGTGAAATAATGAAGCGTGTTTGGTATTTAGTTAAGCAGGGAGGAATGAAATTCCAGTCAGCACTAAAAAAGACATGGGACAAAGTAAGTAGCGATATAATGGCATTAAGCATAGCATATATGCCAGAAAGAAATATTAATCAGACATTAGCACAGGTATATAATAAAATGTCGCCAGAGGCTTACGAAAAATGGCGACGAATGAGTGTATGAAATTATGAAATGGACAGAGGCAAGGTTAAAAAAAGTATTAGAAAGGTTTCCAGATATTAAGAAGGCTACTTTAGATAAATGGAAATACAGTAGAAAGCAGATACCAGACAGGTATTTGATAAGGGCATCTAGTATCTTGATTGATAAATTCTCATTGTACGAACTGCGAGCCAGAACGGGATTGACACAGACAGAGTTAGCAGCAAAGCTAAACAGTGAATACGGAACAAATCTCTGGTTTGTTAACATTTCAGATTGGGAGAGTGGCAAGATAATGCCAAACGAAACGCACAGGGCTATTTTAGTAGACTTTTTTGAACAGTTTATAGATGAAAGATCAGAAGTTGTACAAACCTAATTTACAGATAGATAGAGGATCAGACACGGGGAAATTGCCACCGCAGGCAATAGATGCAGAGGAGGCAGTTTTAGGAGCGTTAATGATAGATAAAAACGCAATAGGATTAGTAGTAGATATTTTAGTAGTAGATAGTTTTTATAAGGAATCACACAGAGTTATTTATAATGCAATTTTCAGTCTTTATAGAGAGCATGAACCGATAGATTTTATCACGATTATCAGCAAATTAAGAAGCACAGGAGAATTAGAATTTACAGGCGGAGCAGTATTTATAACAAATTTAACAGGAAAGGTTAATTCATCTGCAAACATTGAACATCATGCATTGATAATCAAGCAGATGTATATCAAAAGAGAATTAATCAATGAGTGCGGAAAGTTAATGCGTGATTCTTTCGATGACAGTAGTGATGCATTCGATCTAGTAGAACAGGCACAGAAAGCGACATTAACAATAGGGGGACAACTCACAAAATCAAGGATCAAAGATTTTAATTCTATTATAGCAGAGACAGCAAGGATAATAGATGTAATTACTCTTTCGGGAAGCAAAATAATAGGGATCAAATCAAAGTACGAAGGTTTAAATAATGTTATCAAAGGTTATCAAAAACAAAGGCTTTATGTAGTAGCTGCCCGCCCAGGAATGGGTAAAACCATGTTAATTCTAAATGAATTATTCTACATGGTATTCATAGAAAAAAAGTCTATTATCTTGTATAGCATTGAAATGTCAGCGTTTCAAATTACGATCAGATTATTAAGCATAGCAAGCCAGATAGATCACGAGCGTATTGCATCTGGTGATATGACAGCAGAAGAATACAAGGAGTATCACAAAGCAATAGGTTTATTGAATGCACACGCACATTTAATCAAGGTAGTAGCAAACAATATTGATATTAATCAAATAAGATCAGATTGCAGAGCGTGTAAGATGTCAAAAATTGGTTTAGATGCAGTATTTGTAGACTACTTACAGTTAATGACACCTGCAACCAAAGGAAGGCAGAGAGAGCAGGAAATAAGCGAAATATCAAGAGGGTTAAAAGGAGTAGCGAATGAATATGAAATTCCAGTTATTGCAGTATCCCAATTATCCAGAGCAGTAGAAACAAGGGGAGGAGATAAAAGACCACAGTTGTCAGATTTGAGAGAATCAGGAGCAATAGAACAGGATGCAGATAATATTCATTTTTGTTATAGAGCAGAGTATTACAAGATAATGCAGGATGAAGCAGGGAACAGTACAAGAGGCAAAATGACAGTAATTATAGCAAAGAACAGAGACGGCAGAACAGCAGATATAGAATTAGGTTATTATCCACGAGTAATGACAATTGAGAATCCAAACAAAAATGATTCGGCATTTTTAATTCCAGAAAATACAAACGCTTTTTAATATGAATTACAATTTCACTCCCGACCAGTGGGAAAAACTAATAAAAGGTATTCAAGACGGTTACAGAGTATCAAAAGGAATCGTATTAAACGACGATGAAGCAAGGATGAAAGTAATACGTAAATTGAAGCAGTTAAACGCAGATCAACAAAGAATCAATGTTTATTTTGATAAAGATATTGAAGCTAATTTCATTGTTACAAAGGAGTTGGGCAGAGGCAAAGCCCCGTTGATGGTGGCACACCCGTTGACTGGTAAGCCCTTGAAAAGTTGTTGTTATTTTGTACCAGAGGGATTAAAGCCAGAATACGAATTTTACGATCCTACACAGTCAGAAATAAAAATGATGAAGGAAGGGAAAAACAAGAATTGGGTATTGGAAGGCGGAATGATATTAAGAAAAATCAGACAAATATTGATAAAGCCAAGTTTATGATAGAGGGACCAGAACCAACGGATAAATTATTAGACGATCTATTATCTGAATCAAAACTACAGCAGGCAATAGATAAAGGATTTTTGGATCAGACAGAATACGAAACAATTCCTATTAGAGATTATACAACAGGCGAAGTAGTAGGACAACACAAGCGAGAGAGTTTACGCAGGTTCGATGTAAAAGGAAAGAATATGTTTCTATTAGGCAGGCAAGCATTAGGTAAAACAATGCACAATGCAATGGTAGATAAAATCCAGAGTTATGCAGGTGAAATGTACACACCAACGAAAGAAGATTTTGAAAAGTCAAAAAGGGGAGATATAAGGAATAGTGATTGTTATTGTGGTAGTGGAAAGAAATACAAAAAATGTTGCATGAAATGAAAGAGGCAGTATTTGATAATTCATTCGAGCCAGTAGTAGGACAGTACTATTATTTATGGTGTGCTAAGATGGTAGGCACGGCAGGACACGTTATTCATGTTCCAATAATAAACAATCTTCATGCAGACCCAGAGATAGGAAAGATAACGGAAGAACATTATCATGTAGATGGACGGTTTGTAGATTACTATTCAACTTGGTTAATGAGTGTTAAAGAAGGTAAAACAAACGCAGTAGTAACACCGAGTTATAAAGCAGAAGATGGATATAACTTCCAAAAGTTAGTAATCAGAAAATTAAAATGTAAAGGATTAGATACAGGCGTTAAACCTCCAAAGTATGCAAAGAAATATTGGAACTGGTATAAAAAACAAGTAGGAAAAGAAGTAAAAAACAATCGTTGTCCACATCGTGGGGAAAATATGTTGATAAAAGAAAATACATTAGTTTGTCCTTTACATGGTTTAACAGCTTGCAAGAAAACAAATAAAATCATTTCAATATGAAAGTATACAAATTAGAGGAACACCCAGACAAGGTAAAAGAAATAGAAGCGACTAAATTCGATGCAAAAGCAAATAAAGTTTGGGTAGTAGTAAGAGGCAAAGAAAAGTATTTCCAGATAAAAGGCACAAGGGGATCAAAACTGGTTTATTATTTCTTAAAACGCAGTGAAGCAAAGAAATATCTTTACGAAAGAATCAAATATTGGGTTGATTTTCATACAAAAGGATTGAAAGATCAGAAAAAACGATTAGCAACAGCAAAGAAATTATGATAAGTTTTCACACAGCAAAAAAGCTAAATGATCTAATAGGTTGGAAAGAGCCAACGGTATTGAATTTCTATCTAAGAGTTAAGAGTTTGACAGAGTACAGCAAGCCATTAACAGAGACGGAGGCGATCAGATCAGGCAGATGGAGTATTAACAGAAAAAGTTATCCATGCCCTACATTATCACAGTTATATGATGCTTTTGATTGGGGAACAGATGGAAGCGTAGAAATATCATTCAGCAAAGATTCTAACGGTTGGCATTGTTTCTACACAGATCAAGACAGGAACATTATCAAAACAGCGATCTACAAAGAGGAATCATTAGCACAAGTATTATTAGAATCCAAATCAGTATTTCACAGGAACGCAATTAATAGTTTGCAATCAAAATTCAGTAATTAATGTTGACCAGAACAGCAATAAAGCCAACAAAGAAAATTTGCAAGATGTGCAAAAAGAAATTCATGCCTAGCAATAGTACGATTCCTTTTTGTTCGGCAAGTTGTGCATATCTTTGGTTAGGTACAGCAGATGGCAAAGCAAAGCAGGCGAAGGCAATAGAGAAAATAAAATTAGAAAATAAAAAAGAAGTCAATAAACAGGTATTGCAGGAGAAGAAAGAGAAAAAACAGAAATTAGAAAAACTGTTAACAAAGTCAGATTACGAAAGAAAGTTACAGGCAATAGTAAACGAGATAGCAAGGTTAATAGACAAAGGTTGGGGTTGTATCTCGTGTGGTAAGTACAGGAAGGAATCAGGCGGGCATTTTCATAGTTGTGGAGCAAAGCCAAATCTAAGATTCAATCTACACAACATACATTTGCAGGATTATGAATGCAACGTTCATTATTCGGGTAATATTGCAGAGTATGGCAGAGGATTGAAAGAGATATACGGACAAGGATACAAGGCGTACATAGAGGAAGAATTACCGTTACAATATCCAGTATTAAGATTATCAATTCCAGAACTAAAGGAAGCGACAGAGCGAGCAAGAGAAATAGTAAATGCATTGAGAAAAGCAAACAGCAAGAATTTTACAGCGAGAGAAAGGCAGGCATTGAGAGAAGAATATAATTTTACAATAGGTATTTATAAATTAAATAAAAAATATTTATAATGGAATCAGATTTTTTAACACTTTGGGGTATAGATTGGAAATTTATATTTTTTATTATCATGGTTTTATGGGCGTGGGATTTTTATAAAAGGTTTACAAAAGAGGAGCAGGAGCCAGAAGAACCAGAGTTGATAATAAGAAAAGATAATCTCACAAACATCAAACAAATCAGTACAATTAAGCGTAGAAGAATAGCATTGTGCGAAGATGGCAGTATATGGGAATGGCAGAATTGGGGCGAATATTGGTTATTAAGTAACAGGGGGAATTATAATGAATATACAAAGGTAAAATCTAAAAAAGATGGACAAAAAAGCAATAACAATGAAGTTGGGGAACTTGGAAGTTGATTTAAGAATAGAAGTTTCCGACGGGCAGGACTTAGATACAGAGGTTAATATAGGAGGGCAAAATTTATGTTATATCTGTGGAGAAGAAAGAGAAGATTTTTTCAAAGAATTAGAGGAAATTATAAACAGATATAGAATCTAAAAAGATGAAACAGAGATTTAGACAAATCCGATTATCAAAAGACAATCTAAAAAAATTGTGGCGTATTAATTCTATTATAGAAGAATATCAGGCACAAGGATATAAGTTAACATTACGTCAATTATATTATCAGTTAGTATCACGGGATTATGTACCTAATTCACCTTCTGAATACGGGAAGTTGTCAAAGATATTAACAGAGGGCAGAATGGGTGGCGAAGTAGATTGGGATGCAATAGAAGATAGAGTAAGAGTGCCAAAACGACTTCCTTTGTTTACTGATCCAAAAGAAATATTAAATGCAGCACACGATCAGTATAGAAGAAACCCAATGGCTACGCAAAACGTTTATATTGAAGTATGGGTAGAGAAAGATGCATTGTCAGGAGTATTGGAAAGAGTAACAAATAAGTACAGAATCAATATTTTAGTTAATCGTGGTTACAGTTCCGTTTCTGCAATGTACGATTCTTACAAAAGAATTGTAGAACAAATGTTAATGGGTAACAGGTGTTACATTCTGTATTTAGGCGATCACGATCCAAGTGGAAAGGATATGATTAGGGATATTGACAGCAGATTAAAAGAGTTTTTGTTAGAAGATGAAGAATTATATAATCATGTCTACGGTGAGGAAGAATTAGCATTAAGTAGCGAGTTGCAGGATGAATTAGAAGGTTTGTATTATCACGATGAAGATTGTTATGATATGACGGATGGAGACGACCATAAATATTTTTTATGGAAAAACGCATTTGTAAAACATCATTTTAAGATAGATGCAATTGCGTTGTCATGGGATCAGATACAGCAGTATACACCGCCTCCGAATCCTGCCAAGATTGACGATCCACGAGCAAAGGGATATATTGAGCAGTACGGGGAATATAGTTGGGAGGTGGACGCATTGAAACCGCAGGTTCTAAATCAAATCCTTACAGATGCAATAGAAGCATTAATAGATAAGTCGAAATTTACAAGTATATTGTATGACGAAACAATAGAAAAAATAAAAATCAAAACCTTGATTAATAAGTACGACGATCTGTAAAAAAAGTTTAAAATAAATTCTCAAAGTACTTGTTTTAGAATTATATCATCATTAAATTTGTCTTATCAAACACAGGGGAATAAATGATTACTTCAAATGAAATGATGCGGGGTTATAGTGAGAATGGAATATTTTCAGACCTCTTGTTAAACAGATTAGAATACAAGGATACAAGGTTCTACCCATGTGTAGAGAAGCAGTACGAAGGTATATATGTACCGTCAGCAACAACGATTTTAGATGTAGTACCGAAGGGAAAAGCATATAAGAATTGGTTACAGGATTTAGGACAGGAAGCAGATTATATTAGTGCATCTGCAATGGAAAAAGGTTCTACGGTTCACAATCTGACAGAAAGGTTTGATAACGGTGAAGAAATACATTTAGCAGATGAAAACGGTAAAATCAGGTTTAGTTTGCAGGAAGTTGAAATGTTCAACAAGTATGTAGAGTTTTCAGAGAGATACAAGCCTTTTATAATAGCGAACGAATGGGGTGTAGGCAGTGCAGAATTACGTTTTGGTGGAATGTTAGACAGAGTATTTAAAATTGATGGTGAGAATTGGTTAATAGACATCAAAACAGGCAATATGTATTCCACGTATTGGAGGCAGGTAGCATCATACAAAGTCTTATGGGAACATTTCAACCCACAATTCAAGATAGACAGAATAGGTATTTTACATCTAAACGCACAGTCAAGAACAGACGGCAAATTACAGGGCAGAGGATGGAAGATAGAAGAAATGCCAACAGATGAAGTGGGAGCAGATGGCAAGCGAGGTTTTGAATTATATTGGCATCTATTCAAAATGAGTTTACACGAATGGTATTATCAGAATCCAAACGCAACGCCAAAGAACAGGGTTTTCAAATTGAATTTCAAAAAAGACTGGTAGCAATGATAATTCCAGTTCCTCACTAGCTTGCTCGGTAATGTTTTGAGGAACTAAAAGGAGAGTGGGTTAATATAACCTAACCGACACAGGTTATATTCCCAAACCATAGTACTATACGAGGGTATGGGTTCGGGAGGTTTCAAGGTTGGAAACCTCCCTGCTATGGGGGTAGTAAACAAAATGCCGTTGTGGTGAAATGGTAACACTAGACAAAGAAAAGTTCATTTGGGTTTGGAGTATTATTTGTCTAAAAAAACAGGAGTTAAGAGCGATGTTTAATATACATTTATGATTCTTAACACTGGTGCAGGTTCGACCCCTGCCAACGGTTCAAACTAAAAGAAGCATGGAAAAATTACAATGGTTAATAAGAAACTGTAGGCACGAACTAGCTATTCATTCTGGCTTACATAGAGACAATGGACAGACAGCAGAACAATACATAGAAGAACACAAATCAGAGTTTGCGGATACTGGCGAAGATGTAATAAAGAAAATGATTGAAACGGATACGGTTATAGAAATTTTATACTACCCTTTCAATACAGTTAGTAGCGGTTATGTTTGTCATTATGACATTGGAAAAGCAATAGATGAAGCGATAGAAGGAATAAAATTAGGTGCAAAAGACAGGGGAATTAAACTTTTAGATTAATGGAAAAGTCAAAAATTAAATCATTCGTATTTAAAAGAGAGATTCCCAACGGAAACAGTATTTTCGTAATGGAATTAGAGAACGGAGTAAAGGGAGATATATTTTCTAAGAATCCGCCTGACTTCAAAGTAGGGGATGAAATAGAATACGAGTACAAAGCAAATGCAAATCCAGAATATAACGGATCAATTAAGATCAGTACACCAAAGAAGGCGGGAGGCGGTGCAGGATTTGTAAAGAAGAATGAAAAAGCAGAGAATGCAAGGGCAGCGTTGCGATCAAGTACGGATTTGGTTGCAAGCGGTAAAATAACAGAGCAACAATTAATAGTATCGGCAAATAAAATGTTTGATTGGTTAGAAGAAAAAAGCAAAGAATAATATGAGGCAATTTATAGTTTTTTATCTGTTTCAAAATCTTAATGATATTCATTACGGCAATATTTCTTTTACTATTGATCATTATCCAGAACAGGAGTGGTTAATAAATTATTTAGAGAAGCAGAACAAGGATAAATATTCAAATCCTAGAGGTGTAATGATCACAAATATAGTAGAATTGCAATCAGTAGCAGATTTAGAAAGTTGGCAAAAAAAGTAATTTATAATTTATAAAACAAATGGCGAAAATATCAAAAATTGAGTTTATTCTTGATGGTAAAAGATATAGCGAGGATATTATATGTAACAGTAAAGGAGAGTTTAGGGTAGGATTGCCTAGAATTATAGTGCAAAAATTACAGGTTCATTTGTGGGTAGACGGGTATAGTTTGGAAGAAGTAAAAAGAAAATTCAACGACGTATTGGAAAAGTATCGTAATGCGTTAACAACAAAAGAATTATTGATTGCTATTAGATACGCTAGCGGTGGAATGTATTCATACAAAAAAGACGGTGGTACATTATTCAATCATAATGCCTCTATTTTTAACTTTGAATCGCGGGGTTCTGATAGATTGTATGATAAACTAGGATTTACCTTTGAAGTAGTAATAAAAGAGACAGTAGATACGGTGGTTAAATATCACAAAGCTACTAAGGGAAAAGACCTTAAAGGTATGTTTGATGATATAGTCAAATATGAGCCAGAGGTTTATTACGAAGATGGTGGTTGCGATATAGACAAAAAATGGAAATTGATTCCTTTTAATGAAGAATCATTAAAAACATTGGAAGTAGTAGCAGAGCAAATAAGAAAAGCAAGCGAATTTCTTTTTAATTTTATAAATCAGGATGAAAAAGTGATTAGCGACAGTTTGGCAAGTGGAACAATGAAAACATTGTTATTATCATAGGGATTTTTAATTTTAAATTTATATATCATGCAAACAATTTCAGTTACAATCCAAGTATCAGACGAACAGTTAAAAGCATTACAGCAAATAGCAGAACAAAACGGTTTTGCAAGCGTTGAAGAAAAACTAGCAGATGATTGTAAACACCAAGCAAGATTTGCAATTAGAGAGCAAAAGGATCGTGAGTTGTACGGCAAATCTAATGATTCTAAGTTGACAGAATTAGTAGAAGCAGTTAACAAACAAACTGACACGGTAAGTAAATTAGTAACGTTTTTTACGGCAACTCAAATTGAGGAAAAGCCCAACTAAGTAAGGCTTAATTTAGCAAAACATATTTTTTTTTAATCTCAAAACAAATTTCACAAATGAAAAAGATCCATTTTGATTTAGGTACAGAAGGGGCAGGAAGTCCCGTTGAAACAGATGTAAAAGACGCACCGAAAGCCCCTGCCAGTTCAGAGGAACTAGAGCAAAAAGAAGGTGAAGAAGAAGCAGAAGAAAAAGAGGTGTTAGAAGAGCAAGAAGCGTAAAAAATCTGGTTAAAATAGTGGATCGAAGTTAGGTTCGATCCACTTATTCAAAAAGACAATGGGAATAAAGAAAATAAAATATTTGCGTGATCCCAAAAATCACAACAAAGGTACGGTAGCAGGCAACGAACTGTTAGAGAAGTCAATAGAATTAAATGGTTTGGGAAGGTCTATATTGGTTTCAAACGACGGTGTTATCATTGCAGGCAACAAAACACAGCAGAAGGCAGAGGAGTTAGGGATAGAAAAAGTAATAGAGGTAGAGACGGACGGCACTACGTTGGTGGTAGTGAAAAGAACAGATATTAAAAGCGGAACAAAGGAGTTTTACGATATGGCAGTGGCTGATAATTTAGTAGGTGAAGCGAATTTTAGTGTTGACATAGAAGTATTAGAGCAAATAGTTTTAGATTATCAAATCGAAGATTGGGGGCAGGTTATTGAAGATAAGATAAACAAGGCAGCAGACAAGGAAGTAATTCCAGTCAAGCAATCAGCACAGTTAGCACCGCCAATGGAATATGTCTTGATTATGGCTGAACCTAATTCGCAGGAATGGGAAGAAATGAAAGAGTTTCTAAAATTAGGATTAGTACGCAGAGGAGGATATAAGGAAGGAAGCAGTTTTGATGCGGTAGGCATAGAAAGAGTAATAGGTTTCAGAGAATTACAAAAACGGATCAAGAAAAATGCTGATAGCGATACCAAGTAAGAACAGAGCAGGACGGACAAAGAGCCAAGAGGTTTTGAAGGATGCAACGTTTTTTGTTCCCGAAACAGAAGTTATCCAGTATGAAGGACAAGTAAAAAATATTGTAGGCGTTCCTAAAGAGATACAAGGTATTACAAGTACAAGAAATTGGATTCTAAAGCAGTCAAAGGATCAACGAGTAGTATTTGTTGATGATGATTTAAAAAGTTGCGGATACAGGGTATTACAGGCGAATTGTACAAATATGGTTCAAATCAAAGATCAAGATTTTTGGTTAGAAGAATTTCAAAAATTGTTTGATCTGACAGAGCAATTAAATTACAAGATTTGGGGGTTAAAAACTGAAAGTTCTACACGTAGCACATACCCGTACAAGCCTATCAATTTTCAAAGTTATGTAACAGCAAATTGCATGGGTATTATCAACGACGGAGAATATTATTTTGATGAAAGTTTCAGAGTAAAAGAAGATTACGAAATATGTTTGCGTCACATACAAGACAAAGGCGGAATATTAGCAATAAGGTATTTGCATTGGGAAAACGAGCATTGGAGTACGGAAGGAGGTTGCAGGGATTACAGGACGATAGAGTTAGAGAGAAAGGCAATCATTAAATTAATCAAAATGTATCCTAGCATGGTGCATTCTGCAAAGCGAGAAAACAACGAGTTCACAATAAAATTAAATTTCTAACTGTTATGAATGATTTAATTATATATCCTAGTGGACAAATAATATTTTTAATCATTTGTTCTTTTATAGTCGGTTTCTTATTAGCTGCTATTTTAATGTCTCTTACTATGTGGGAAACTATTAAGCAGGTAAAAAAGGATAATCAATTAATTAAGGAGTTTTTACGAGAAAAATCAATGAATGATTTAATGGAAAAGTTAAAGCCTTTTCATCAAAAAGTTTCTTGGAAAGGAGAAGTACAGTCAGAATTTAATCCTAACGACAAGTAAAATACAATTCAAATGATTTTCAAAAAGCAGTGGATTGACAAAAATACAACCGTTTATATAGAGTGTGCGGATGGAGTTTGGCGGGCAATTGAAAAAAAGGCTTATAGAAGTCATTTAACAGATGCGTTTGAATATCATTTAACAGCAAATTTTGGTCATTTAATGAGTGTTGAAGGTGGTGAATATGTAATTCCAAATAAAGTATAAATATATGAATCTAGTAGATATACATCTGACATCAAAGCAAAATGATTTTGATCCTAAAGTAGTACTAACAATAGTATTGCCAATCGTTCCACGTGTAGGGGATATGATCAAATTAGAGCAATCAAATACAGATGCATTATTATTCCAGATAAGGAAAAATAAAAAATTTGAACAGTATAGAACAATGGTGTCAATAGACAAAAACGAGAATCTTTCTGATTGTTATTTCGAGGTCAAAAGAGTATTGTTGTCAGGAGCGTATAAGAATCCAAAGATTGAAATTCAACCTTATAATTACCTATTAGAATGAAACGTGTATTAATGGTTAGTAAGTTCTTTTTGAAGGATCATATAAGAGCAGGAGAAGAAACATTATTCTTAGAAAAAATAGATTATTGCTTAGGTGATAGCGGGACCAGATTAGGATTAGAAACATTGTACGGCAAGAAAGTTTGGTCAAAAGGGCATACAATTAGAAGCGGGGATAGATGGAATGCAGGCGACATAGCAATAATAAAGATTTGGACAGGCAAACCGTATTGCAGTCCACAGCAGGTAATAAGAGAAGTAGAGGTGAAGAAAGTTTTCACATTTGATATAATGAAAGAAACAAAAAACGTCTACATCAATGATATAATTAGAAGTGAATTGTTTGTACACAGGAATGACGGTTTATCTTACAATGATTTTGTAAGTTGGTTTGGATTAGATAAAAAGAATTTCAAAGGTTTTACAGGTCAAATCATTTGTTGGGATCAAAGTATAAATTATTAATGGAAAAGAAAGAATTAAATAGAACAAAGCAGTGTGCCAAATGCCCGTGGAAAGTCAGTACAGACCCGTACGAGATTCCGAACAATTACGATGTAGAAAAGCACGAAAAATTAGAATGTACAATAGCAAAGAATCAGCAATTTGGAGGCACATTAAAAGCAATGGCTTGCCATGAATCAAAGGATGGTGAAGAAGATTATTGTATAGGGTGGTTGCACAATCAATTAGGGGAAGGTAATAATGTTGGATTAAGAATAAAAATGTTGTATTATAGCAACGTAAGAGAAATACAGGTATTCGGCAAGCAACATAAGAAATTTAGAGATACTTTACCTAAACGAAAATGAAAGCAGGAGACATGGTAAATTTAAACGATTTAGTTTATGATTTTGATCGTTTCTGTAAGACTGTAAGAGTTATTAAGATAATTAAAATAACACCTAATATTGCTTTATTGAGTAATAAAGTGCGAATAAATAGAAAGATCACAAAGCTAACTTTCTCTAATCGTCTTTGTGTCACTGGATACGGAAATATTAATATTTATTTGGTTGAAAAACCAGTGATTCCAGAAGATTTTAAAGAAATAATAATCTAAGAAAATGCAGACAGGAACAGTAGCAAGATGCCCCCAATGTTTAGAGTATTGGAGCATCAACGAGATTGCACAGGGTATTTGCGAGCGTTGCGGTTATCCTTCACAAGATAGCAGATATAGTGATTGTGAAATAGAAGAGAGAAGCGATATAGAGTTGCCACCAGTTGAAACAGGTTTAGATTGGGTGGAGCAAACGCCAGAATATTACCGATAATCATTACGAATCAAAATCAAATAAGGGTAGATATATTAGGCTACCCTTTATTTTATCATGGCAATATTAACAATCAGCGAATTATTAGAAAATGTCAAAAAAGTTGGAGAAAGGATTTTCAATGCAAACGGATATGAGTTTCAACGAGGTTTCAATATGTGTTACGGATTCTTTGAAACACAGTTAAAGAACACACATTTGTATTCTCAAAGTTATCTAGTAGAGCAAATAAAGGATTTGCAGAAGCAAAGCAGGAAAGACAACGAACAATCTTTGCAAATGGCTAAAGTCTCCACAGTAGCAGTATTAGCGGTACAGAACGAAAGTATTGATAAGGTCAAGGAATTGCAGAAACAGGTAGATAAGCAAGCAGAATGGTTAAAAGACAGAGGTAAGCACATCAACGAAAACAAGTTGTTGCAGGACAAGATTTTCAGTTTAGAAAATAGATTAGCAAGGCAAGAAAGTTTGCCAGTACAGAAGCAAAAAGTAAAATCCAGTACAGACAAGAAATATAAAAAAGTAATGGATTTTATTAGGTACATGGATTTAGAAGAACAGTTGAAGGAATTTAAAGCAGTCAAAAACGAGGATTTATAAGAAGCAATAAAGAAAGATGGAAAATAGAATACAACTACAGCAGGATCAATTAAACATCATAGGAGTAGAGATAGAGGCATTAAAAAGAAAGTATCTAAAGCAGTACAAGCAAACAAAACAAAGCAAGCGTGTACAGTGTGAAGCAGAGCAGATAGAGATAATCAATCAGCGTTGCAAAGAGTTTAATTTGAATACGGAAAAAGTATTAAAAATATTTCAAATCAGAACAATAAAAAAAGATCCAAAATGAAAACAGCAGGAATAGTAATTCTATTATTAGTAACAATGATTGCAACAGCAACAGCACAGAAAGTTATTAAAGCAGATACAGCAAAATGCACATTCTGGTATATTGACAGAATAGACAAAGCAAAGTTGCAACGTTGGGAGGATGGATTAGTAGTACAGGGATTAGTAGAGAATATGGTAGAGGTAAAAGATTCTACAACGGCAGTAGCGACGGCAGGAAAGCCACACAGGAAGGTTTACGAACCAAAACAAGAGAAAGGTATCATAGCAGTATTATTGTTGAATAAGAAGCCTATACCGCAATCATGGAGGATAATAGATATTAAACCGCCAACAAACTAAATCTATAAAACGTGAGGGCTTCTGTAATGGAAGCCTTTTTAATTTAGAACAATATGAATAATTATCATTTAGTAAAGGAACTATCAGACGGTTTAGTGATATTAAGTCATTATAAATACGGAGAACAGATGTGGAGTAAATGCATTTGTAGAAAGCACAAGTTATGTGAAGTGACTAACATTGATCTTTACAAACAGGAGGCATATTTGCCAATAACAAACGGATATAACAGAGCAGACAGAATAGCAGCAACAATTATAAATGATTGGAAATTTGCAAAGATGTTAAAAAGGATAAGCCAATGACAACAAAAGAAATTCAAGCATTAGTATGCAAAACAGAGATATTGAAAAATAATATTCCTTGTGAGAACGTCAATCATTTATTTCCTCACGAATGCGATGTATTGTCAATATTAGCAAGCGGATATGTTGCAGAGTATGAAATAAAGATCAGTAGATCAGATTTTAGAAAGGATGGACAAAAACGTAAATGGTTATATTTCAACAATTTGATTAATAAATGGATTCCTAATTATTTCTATTATGTATGCAAGGAGGGATTAATAAAAGAAAACGAGATTCCAGAGTTTGCAGGATTGATTCATATTGTAGACAATTCAGTTATAGTAGTGAAAAAAGCAGTATTAATCCACAAAATAAAGCATGATAGAGTAAAGATTACGAACAAATTTCTAAGAATTTATAGTCAAAGAGCGTATTTAGGTTATTGTAGATTGACGTATGACAACAAATAGTTTGTAATAATAGGTAGAAAGTTTGTAAAAACAGGGTCAAATTGTTGTAATTTCGGTCTTAAATCTTGTAAATATATTACAAAGTCAGTGAGGAAGAAAAAGGGCAGAAAACGAGCAAAAACAGGTAAAAATCAGTAAAATTTCAGAGTAAAAAAATAGTTGAAAAAATAATCAAAATAATACTTGTTTAGGAAATAAAAACAAATTAAATTTGTCCTATCAATCAATCATTAAACAAGTAAGAAAATGGAAGCTAAAGACTTAAAAGTAGGATTAGAAATTGTAAATTTTAATAAAAACATGGAAGAAAAATTCACAGAAATCCATCACCAAATTACCATAGAATTTGGTAAGATATTGTCAAGTTTAGGGGCAAATTCAGGTGTTATGGCATTAATGATGTCTTGGGGAGATACCCAAGATTCGGAAAGCACGTTAGAAATGCTGAAAGACTACAATCAAAAGTACTCAACCTCAAAATCAACAATATCTACACATGTTTGAGATTTTGAATGATTATCTGCTGTAACAAATTCATCACATTAATTACTAAGTCTGTAATATTGTCAATCGGAATACATCGCCAGTTTTCATCAGCATTTGGACTCAACCCCTTAGAGGATTGTCTCCCATATTGATAAAATAAGGCTTGATGTATTCCTCTTTTACTTGTACCCAAAGTATGAGGAGACATTTTTCTAAGAAATTTGTTGTAATAACAGTCTACACTTCTTTTTTCTAAAATTGCCTGTTTAATTAATGCGTAGTTTGACATAACTTTAGTTTATTTAATGGTTGTATATATTAAAAATCAAATAAACTAAATTACTTTCTTATTAAACAGTATTATTTATTAAATGGTACTTTTTGCCGTAATTTATTTTAAAAATGGTGGATTTCCTCACTTTAGTGTAAATTAGTATATCGTTGCCTTAAAATATTCCTTTTAGCAGTTGTTTTAATTGGTACAATAAATGATGCATATCATTATGTAATAGCGGGAAATATAGTTGCAGCAGGTTTGATTATATTAGTTGGAAGCGTATTAAGTGAGATAATAATAACAGTTGAATTTGATGAAAAATAGGGTATAATTTCTTATATTTACAATACAATGGGAAAGACAAGAAGCAGAATAGAAGCGTTAAAAGATGTTAGATACAATCCAAGTTTTTTATTGATGTTAGATTTTTCTTTTTCAGAGAAATATTTCTCATTAGTTCTAATATTTATAAGTATTTCAATAGTACAGGAATACAATAAAACATGGTTAAAGTTGTGTTTTATAATTCCCTTTAAAAAGGGTTGGGGAGTTAGTTTGAGGCTGAAAAAGAAAGAAAAACAGGTTGCAAAGTCTATTTTTGAAGTAAACGAAGTGAATATAATAAGGGGAAAAAGTCACTGGAAAAACTTAAATTAAGCATGAATAAGCGACAAAGAAAGAAAAAAGAGAGAAAAGCGTTTTATTCTACTTTTGCATTCATCGTCAAAAAGCATGAGGAATTATTACAGAAATACGCTCATATTCTACCTGACAAAGAATTAGATTATCCAACAGGCGACGAATACGGTTATACATATAGTTTCGATGAATGGGGAAATTCAACAATAAATAATCATGGAAAAGTTTGAAAGAATATCAGTAATAGAGGCAACACAATTCACAGGAGGTTATAGTTTTGATGAAATGTGCGTAGAGTGGGGGAGTGCATTTGATGCAGTTAAAACGATCAAAAACGAGTTTCTTTCAATAAAGACACCATTTGGTAAGGTAGATGTACAAATAGGGGATTACATCGTACATTATGTTTGTGACGGAGAATTTTATGTATATTCAGAAGAAGATTTTAAAAGTTTTTTCAAGATTAAGGGCATAATTACACAAGCAACAAGACAGCAGGCAGTAGATCAATTTGTATCAAGTTTAACGCCTCATACGTCTGTATCAGAGATAAAATCAAAGGTTAGTAAATTAGTTGATTATCTATTAAAATAATTTATAAACAATAAACATTTAATCAAATGGCAAAGGGGAACAAAGCAGGTGATGCAAAAACAGAATTTCAAATTGATTTAGAGCAAATCTTTGAAAAGAGAAACGAAATGAATGCGATAATCGAAAGAGAAGCAATTTTAATCCAACGACAAAGATTCATTGCAGTACGTAACATCTTAAACATTGATCCAGAACAGAAGTTACAAATAGATGTCCAAGTAGCAGGCATAGAGTTTAGTTTGGATTGCAATCATAAGTTTGCAGAGTATTTAGAGAACGAAATAGATGCATTGGATGATAGATTAGATGAATTGAGAGAGGAGACAGAAAAGAACATTGTGCAGGATTTAGAGCCGAAAGAGGCATTAAAAAAGCACAGAGCAGATAGGGAAAAGCAGATTCAAGAGGAAGTACAGAAGCAAAAGGACACTGACAAACAAACATTGCAGGAAATGAAAATGAGTGGTGCGGTGATAACGCCAATAGATTTTGTAAGCGATTACAGCAACGAAGTTCCAAAGGAGGATACAAACCCCAAACCAAAGCCAATTGCAAAAGATCATTTGGAAGATTTTGTAAAAGCACAGGAAGAAAAACAAAGCATAGAGCAGTCAGACAAAGAAGTATACATGCAGAAAGCAAAAGAAGCACCAAAGGCATACGGACAACATAAAGTGGTAAGACCAGAGGAGGAGAGCAGAAAGACAGGATCAAACAATTGTCCAAGCGATGAGAACCTACCACGGCCTGATATTAATTGCGTTCCAAACATAAACAATTAAGGCATATTATTAATTTGAAATCAGTTTAGTAAGTTATAATGTCGTAGTCTATCATTGATTACGACATTTTTTATTTGTATATAAGCACAACACTACTTATATTTGTCTTACATAAAACAATTAAGGGGATGGAGTTAAGAGAATCGACCAAATTTAGGGTAGATGAAGTCCGTAAAATGTTAGAACAAGGATCAACGAGAAAAGCGATAATAGAAGTGTTTAGCAAAAAGTATGATGTTGGTTCAAATTCAATAGACAAATACATAGCATTTGCAAGAGAGCAAATAAAGAAGATTGAAGAGCAAATAGATTTGGCTTTGTCACTACAAGAAAAGATCAATGAAGTTACAGTAGCAGCAGGTATAACAATAGCGAGTGTAACAGAAAGAAAGCAGATATTGACAAGCATTGCAAAAGGTGAGAAAATAGGCAAACAAACGGTGTTTAGGGCTGATGGTCAAGCAGTTGCGATAGAAGTCTATCCTACATATCACGAGCGTATCAGGGCAATTGATCTATTAAACAAGATGGGAAATGATTATCTTCCAGACACGTTAGAGATAGAACACAAGCATACAGTAGAGGTAAAGGAACAGAAGCCAGAGGCATTAAAACCAGTCAGGAACGAGGAGCAGGAAAAGGCAATGAATCTAATATTAGGCACATTGGGGACAGTAAGAGCGAATTAATATGCGTACGTGGAACATCACAACGAATCTTGGTAAAAAGGTGCTTACAACGGCAGGAAACTTGGTTGTAGACATATCAGATTGGGATGAAGATATAAGTTTAGCAGCATACGAAAAATATTGTTTAGCATTAGATATAGCAAATCATAGGCATTATAGAGAATGCGATCATTGTAACAGGTTAATTCAGTGTTATAACAATTATAAAGGGTTTGTTTTATGTGAAAAATGCGTATCAGTACAGCATTTGGCAGTTACAGCAGAGAATATAAACAATGTTTGGTTTGATTTTCTTGCAGAAATAGTAAATCCGAAACTAAAAAGGTAATACTTATTACAAAATTTTGTAAACTTGTTTTATAAACATTAATAGCAAAATGAGGAAGTATTACAGGAACGATATTATTAAACTAGCAAAGCCGTTAGAACTTGTAAAAGAATTTGTTGTGTATTTTTTATTGCAAGATGAAGAGATTGTATATGTTGGGCAAAGTGGAGGATTAGGGCAAAGAATACAAATGCATTTAAGCGATAAGATTTTTAATAGGTTCTTTTATTTTTGTGTTACAACAAGAGAAGAGGCAATAATTTTAGAAAAAGAATATATTGAAGATTTTTGTCCTAAATACAATATAGTGAACAACCATTTGCTTGAAGCACATAAACAGGACAGAAAAGACGAAAAGAGAAAAGAGGAGTTGGGCTTGAAGTTAAGTAAATTAAGATGGGAAAAGGTAGGGCAGTTGATGTTATATGCAAAGGCTGTTAATTTGCCAAAAGGTGTGTTTTGTAAAAGAAAAGTAGACAATCAAATGTGCTATGTCTTTAACTTTGTAGAGGGTGCGTATTATGCAAAAGCATTAAATAAGGAATATTATATGCTTAACAATGTTGTGTACAAGCCTAATGATAAAGCCTATGGAACAATAAAAGATATTATTGTATAATGGTCGATGTAAGAGAAAGATGATAAAATGAATGAAGCACCGTTATTAATACCCGTAGCAGTTAGACAAATACCGTTGATAGGAAAGGTAGAGAATGGGAGGGTATATCTAAGAGAGGGAGTGTTAGAGGACGCAAGAAAGAAGTTTGATAGGGACGTTAGATTCATGTATTATTGTGATACGTTCTATGATAATCTAAACAGCGAGAAAAGATATGATCTTTGGGTAGGTTCAAACGGTTCAGCTAAGACGACATCTAAGGTAATGGAGTTGTTAACAAAGTCAATGGGTGATGATCCTTTTAGATTATTGTTTCTAAGACATACGAAAGAGGAGATCAAAACAACGATTTACAGAACGTTTGTTGATACAATCAGAAAGTATCAGTTAAGCAAATATTTCAAGTGTTACGACAGTACAAAAGATATATTATGTTTATCCACAGGCAACATCATGTACAGTTCTGGTATGAACGATACAGGTAAGTTAGCAGGGATGAACGATTTAACAAATATCTTTTTTGACGAACCGATAACGATAGATAAAGGAAGCAAAGTAAGAATGATTGTCAAAGATCAGTTTGATGATTTAGATGGTAGAATCAGGACAGGATTAGCGAAAGGACATTTTGATCAAACATTGAATCCTATATCAAAACAATATTTTCTTTACAAGCAGTTAATAGACCCACATCGCAGAGAGAAGTCAGATTATGATCCGAATGATTTTAACATAGTAAATTCGTCTTATTTAGATAATCCTTTTTTAAGTGATGAATACAAGAACAAAGTTGTTGTTGGTTGGACAGGAAACAAGGCAACATACGGGAGAAAAGGTATATGGGTAAATGAGACGACAGGGAACGAATTTTTAGGCAAGGCGTTCAATAGAGATATACACGTAGCTAAGTTAGGATATTGTTCAAAGAAAGATGTACATTTAACATTCGATTTTAATAATCTTCCATATCAGACAATGTTAGCGATCCAGTTAAGGAGAGAGCCTAGCAGGATTGCATCAAGGAATGGCAGGGAAGTATTAATGATTAGAGTATTCAGAGAGTTTTGCAAAAAGCCTCCGATTAATACACCGGAAGATTGTTGCAGGGATTTTATAGAAACGTTTCCTAAAGTATACGGGTTTGTTCCAATTATATTCTATGGTGATGCAAGCGGTAAATATAGTTACAACATATACAAGGAGATTGAAGTAGAATTAAAAAAGTATCTTGTAGGTGATAGACAGGATTACGATCAAGTACCCGCAGCGAATCCATACATACGAACAACGAGGAATCTAATCAAGAAGATTTTAGAAGGCAAGTTTGAAAACATTGAAATAGTATTTGATGAAAGTTGTGAAAATACAATTAGGGATTACGAAACGTTACAGAATGCACCAGACGGTTTCGATCCCGAACCAGTCAAGATAGGGTCAAAGAGCGTACAAACAAAGGGACATTGTTACAGTGCAAGCAGTTATTTTATAGCAAGGGCGTTTAGTCATTTATTACCTGAAAATAGAGAATAGATATGTTAATAACAGATGCGATTGAAAAGACAAAGAGAAATTTGCAGTTCAATACACGACACAAGTTCTACAAGAAATGCATAGAGATAAGAAAAAACTATGAGCGATTGCATACAGGCGAAGATTTGGAGGTATGGCTACCCAGATTTGAGTTAAGAGAAGATTTGCAGTTATACAAGCAAAGAAAGGATTTGACGATAGAAAACATTACGCCTACGATCAGTCCAGTTGTTAAACAGTTCTATGGTGTAAGCAGGATAGAGCCTAAGAAGAACATCGTTGCAAAGGATGATAGTAAATTAAAATTCATATTAGAAAACGAGGCAAATTATTATAACAGGCGTGACGTAGAGTATTATATGCGTGAGGTCTTGGATAAAAGAGTAATGTTGGACCCGAACAGTTTTTATTTAGTCAGGTTTGACAGTTTCAAGGACGGGGAAAAGCCTAGATGTTATCCAGTATTATTCCCTTGTGATTCAGTTTACGATTATGTATATACAGAATGGGGATTATTAGATTATGCACAGATTTGCATTGAAAGCAAAGTAAGCAAGTATGATGAACAGTATAAAACAAAGCGTGACGGCACATTAAAAGATTATTATATTTATGTGGACGGTGCAACAATCATCTTTGAGGAGGTTAGCGATCTAAGAGCAAATAAGATAACGGGCGAATCATGGAAGAATCAAAGCAATGACAAAACATACATTGTTGGATCATTCCCTACAAAGAATCCAGAAATAGCAATCAGAAGATTAGGAACGCAGATGCACCCTAAATATCCTATATGTATATGTCCATTAGAACCAGTGATTCCATTGATACGTGATGCATACAGAAACAAGAGCGAGAAAGATATAAGTTACAGGCATCATGTATTTCCTCAAAGAGTAATGATGGATGATGCGTGCATAGGTGAAATAGCAATAGATGAAAGCAGGCGTTGTATTGGCGGAATCATTGCAGGAACAAAGGATACGTGTAGTGTTTGCGGTGGCGATGGGTTCAGACCTCACAAATCAGCACAGGAAACGATCAGATTCAAACGTCCGTCTAACAGAGAAGATTTTATTCCGATTGATGATATGGTCAAGTACATTGTACAGGATTTTCAAGCGGTAGAAATGTTAGCACGAGATATTGAACGCAATGAAATGTTAGTAGAAGTAGCGGTATTTGGTGCAGGCATATCAAAGAGACAAAATATGCAGCAGACATCAAATAACAACGGAAACGAGCAACAAACAGCGACAGGCATCGTAGTACAGACAGAAGAAAAAGAAATGGTGTTAGATGATTTTGGAAAGATGCGGGCAGAATGGTTTATCTTCACAGGCAAACAAATAGCATACACATTTGACACGACAGCAGATATAGTTTTCAAGTATTCGGGTCGTTTCGTTATGGAAACGGCAGAAGCAGCAGCACAAAGATTAAAGTTTCTATTAGAAAGCGGAGCAGGTGAGATTCTGGTATTAGATGCACAGAAAACATTAGCACGAATACAGTTTGATAACGATGAAGAAAACATGATGCGTTATCTCACACAGCAAAAGTTTATGCCGTTCAGTGGCAAAAGCAGTTCACAAATAAGTAGTTTATTAGGAAGCGAGAGCGTAACAAAGTCAGAAAAGATATTATATGCGAATTTCAGCAAGATATTTACAGAGATAGAGGAGAAAGAAACGATTCAGTTCTATTTAAAGGATTACAAGGCACAGAAAGTTATTGTAGATAAGAAGATAGAAGAAATAGCAAAGGTAGCAGAATCAGAGATTCCAAAGGAAATGAAAGGATTAGAGCGTTTAACAAAATAATATTTTATCTATTCAGTTGGCCACAGCTGACAAGACCAAATAATATATGGAAGATAACCTAAGTAGATTGTATGATTATGGTGGACATCTTTTTAGAATTGATGTTGTATTTAACATTACACGGGCGTTTGATTCTGGTAAGAGATTGAATACAGTTGAATTAAAGCGTTTGACAGACGACAATCCAATAGTTCCATACAGAAAGGATACGTGCGGGGATGATGAAATATTGAAATTAGTTGAAGGCATGGAAGAAACAGCAAGGCATTGGGCAGATGCAAGAAAAGGAATTACAAAGATGGATAAAATTGTAGAAGCATTAAAAGCAAAAGGATTCACAAAGTAAATAATTATGGAATCTACAGTAGTTACAAAAGAAGAATTTGAAGATTATGTAAGATTGCATGATTTAAAAAGAGTTGATAGTTTTGGGGAATGGAGCGATCCAACAAATAGTTTGTTCGTGACTGCACATACATCAGTTTATATTGATAATGAAGGTATTGCGAAAGCTGCGTACAGATCATCATCATGGAATAATAAAGTACAGTATTACATTATCAAATAATGAACGAGGAACAAATAAGAAAGAGAATCTTAGAGATATTATCTAAGCAGGAGGCATTAGAAAGTTTAGTTTCTAAGATGCAAGGAATATTCTTTGAAAATGCGTTGCGTGATTGGAATAAGTTATTAGAGGATCAAGATGATTTTTTCAATAAGTTTTGGCGACAATTCAACAATACGTATCAGGCAGTAGTATTAGGCGTAATAGCAAAAGATTTAGAAGATATATTAATATCTAATCAAGAATATTTTTTAGCAGAGGCAGGAAGTACAAAAGCGATCAAAGCAGCGATAGAAGAAGTAACAAAGCGAATGATCAAGGCGTTTGGATTCAGCGACACAGGCAAAGTAGTACAGGGTGGTTATATATCCGAAATACAGGCAGATATAACAGTAAAGCGGGCATTCAAAGGGTACATCATCAAATTAGATAGAAACACAGTTCTAACAGAGGCACAGACAGCAGATTTAGAATTATACATCAAAGGTGATGATAAGACAAAAGGCATTTGGGAATCATATTACAGTCAGATAGACAGAAGCAATAGTAGTATCTTCGATGTTTATCAAAAGGCAGATAGAATGATTCAGGACGAAATGGCATTAGAGTTGCAATTAGATGCAGCGATGTATGTTGGTGGATTGATAGAAACGAGTAGGGATTTTTGCAGAGCAAGAAACGGAAAAATATTTCTTAGATCAGAAATAGCACAGTGGGCTAAATTAGAATGGTCAGGCAAGCCAAAAAGCGGTTACGATCCGTTTGTAGATTTAGGCGGTTATTATTGCAGGCATCATTTATCCTATTTAGGAAATGCAACAGCAATGAGATTAGACAAGACATTAGAATTAGAAAATAATAAATTATACAGGATCAAATAAATACTAATATGAAAACAAAGTTATTTTTCGATACAGAATTTACAGGATTGCACAAGAATACTACATTGATTAGTATTGGAATTGTTTCAGAATGCAGAAAAGTATTTTATGCTGAATTTACTGATTACGATAAAAGTCAAATAGATGATTGGTTACAAAAGAATGTGATTGATAAATTGATATTGGGATACTTAGCAAAGTTGAGTCCGTTTGGTGATAGGCCAGCAGTATTAGCTAGAGATTTAACTAAGGAGAATGAAATTAAAATTCTTGGTGATAGTGAAAATATTAAAAACGAGCTAATAAATTGGCTGGAACAATTTGAAGAAGTAGAATTTTGGTCTGATTGTCTGTCTTATGATTGGGTGTTATTCTGCGATATATTCGGACACGCATTTAGTATACCTAAAAATGTGTATTATATTCCGTTCGACATTTGCACGCTTTTCAAGGATAGAGGTATTGATCCAGATATTAGCAGAGAGTTTTTTGGGTATGGTGGCGAAATGTCAGAACAAAAAAATAAACACAACGCATTGCATGATGCAAAAACAATTATGCAATGTTATTATGTCATGTGTGAGGATTAATTAATTAAACAAAATGGAAGGATATAGAATAGCTTATGAAAAAGGCTACCGTGTAAATAGCAAAGGGGAGGTTTTCAGTAAAAGGGGTAAAGTAAATGCGTGGATTACAGGCGGTTATTATGTTTTCAATATAAAGTATCTTGGTAGCAGAATGAACATCAAAGTACACAGGCTTTTGGGTTATCAAAAGTATGGGCAATTACTGGAAAATAAAGAATTAGAAATAAGGCATTTGAACGGAATAAGTACAGACAATTCTTATGATAATATCGGAATAGGCACACATTCTCAAAACATGATGGATAAGCCCAAAAGAGTACGGCAACAAATGGCAAAAAACGCTAATAAAAAATATAGCGACGAATTAATAGCAGAAGTAAGAAGGCAAAGGGTTTTAGGGTTGACATATAGAGATTTGTCTATAAAGTTTGGAATGTGTAAAGCAACACTTAGTTATTATTTAGGGAGTGGAAAAAAACATCAAGTTTTATTTTAGTAATTAGTAAAGTAAAAGGCTTATATTTGTGCTTCAATTATTGTTCCCCAAACAATTATTTGATCCTTCATATTGGACAAGTCACGAGAATTTTTTCGTGACTTTCTTTGTTTTCCAGAATTATTATTATATTTGTCTTATAATTTCACAGATCAAAAAATAATCAGAAATGGGAGCAATAAGAAAAACAATTTTAGAAGATTATCATTACACAGAACAGGAATTAAAAGTTCTTGGTGATAAGATAGTAGAAACAAGAGACGAATTACGTGATCTTGAAGCAGAGAAGAAAGTAATTGTACATCAAATGAATGCGGAGATTAGCGAATTAAAAGAAGCATTTGAACAGGCAATCAACAATTACGGCAAAGGCAAAGAATCCCGCAATGTTGAAGTATGGGTATTAAACGATTACATTGCAGGCATTAAAAAGTATATTGAATGCAGAACAGGACGTTTAGTTGCAACAGATGAATTAGATACGTTAGAAATGCAGTCACAATTGAATTTTGTTGTTGATGAAGAATTGACAGCACAAATGAGCGAGAAAGTGGCGGTAGTATTTGAGTTTTGGCGTGAGTATCTACAAAAGGCAGAGATCAACAACGAAATATTTGAATTGGGTCAAACATATAATCAATTTGTTGAGAGCATAGATAACGAGATCAGATTAGTATCTGTAGGTTTAAATCATTTAGTAACGAAGGGATACATTGAGCCATTAAATAGCGTGAGTTTCAATCAGTATTACGACGTATTAAAGGGATGGTTAGGTAAGTTCAAATACGGAAAGAAAAGCGATAAGCCAACGCAAATAATGGAGATAGTGGAAGAAGTGGAGGAGGAAGCGACAACAGAGCAGGAACAAACAGAATCGGAGAATCAAGAGGGAGAGGATGAAGGCAAAGTAGATGATCCGAACGAATTACCTTTTGGAGAGTAGTAGTATTTGGCTTTACAATAAATGGTTAGTTAGCAAAAACACGGATAAATAATTATTCGTGTTTTTCTTTTTTATATAAGAAAATTTGCAAATACAAAAGTAGTGTACCATATTTGTTTTAAAATTCAAATAAATCATACTAGCATGGCTTTGTATCAAAATACAGTTACGGGATTAGTACAGGAATTAAGCCCCGAAACAGCAAAAATATTAGGTGGTTGGGTGCGTTACACGCATACAGAGGATGAAGAAGAGGTAGTAGAGAAGTCACAGAAGGCAAAAAAAACGGTTGATCTTAGTAAGGCGAAAGGCATTACAGAGAATAGAACAGTTGGCAATAAAGTTGGCAAAGTTCATGTAACAGCAGCACAGAAGGCAGCAGAGACAAAACAGGCAAAGCAAATAGTTGTAGATAAAGATAATCAAAATCTTAAAATACAAGTAGGTGGAGAGCCTAAACCTCTTGATCCAGTTGATCCACCTGCGGGAACGCCAGAGATTATAGCAGGCACGCATAAGGTGGAGCCAGAGGTAATTAATGATTAAGCAATAATTTTTTAATTAATAAAAGGCAATGCAAAAATTCTTATATAAAACACCTGCGGGCAGCAGTCTTGAATTAACAGAAGCGGAAGCGGAAGCGTTAGTAAAGAAAGCTAAAATGTACAAGTTCCTTAAAAAAGAAGGAGAAGTTACAGGAGAGCCAACAAAGCCCAAAACAGGCAAAGTAGCAACAGGTAAAAAAGCGGGCGAAGAAGCGACGGAAGATGTTGTAGTAGATAGTACAGCCCAATAGAGCGACAGAAACGACAGATAAATAAAGTAAAGGTTTCTATTCCTTAAAAATAGATTGTTAAGCATAACGTAAATGCAAAACAGGTGTAAGTCCTGATTGTAGGTTGTAAGACCCTGCGGAATAAAACTTAAGTTGGAGTGTTTCACCGAAAAAACAAATACATACATGACACAGGAAGAATTAGCAGCCCTATGGAGGTTGATTAATGCGTTTAAACTCAATATTTCACAGAAAGATGTTGAAGCCTTGTTAAAGCCTGACAAGAAAGACGAACTTGATGATCTGATAGAAACCGTACAGGATTCTACATATACAGCAGGTTTGCAAAAAGGCAAAAAAGAAGGTATTGAAGAAGGCACAAAGAAGTTATTACCTGTATTGTCTGCAAGTCTTAAGAAAGTTGGTTTTGATGGAGAACTTAAGATTGAAGAACTAAAAAGTATTGGTAAAACCTTAGAGGCTCATTTCAAGACTACGTTAGGCAAAGACGAAGGCAAAGACGTTGAATCAATCAAAGCAGAGTATCAGGCAAAGATTGATGCTTTGGAAGCAGAGAAAGAAACATTAACAGCAGAAAGGGATGCAGCAAAAGGCGAAGCAGCAGCAGAGACGGAAAAAATGCGTATCGAAGCAATTGGAGATCAATTGTTAGCATCTGGTAAATTCAAGATTCCAACAGATGAAGAAACGAAAGCGGATTTACGTGATGCAGTGTTAGCAAAGATTCAGAAAGGTAAGTATGTGTTTGATGAAAAAGACAAGAAATATTATAAGGTAGACGAAAAAGGTGATAAGATTAAGGACGTGACAAATAAAGGTCAATTCCAAACCTTAGAATCTGATTACACTAAAAACTTTAGTCGTTTCTTTGGTGATATTATTGCAAAGGGTGCGGACAATCCAAAATTAGGAGGAGAAGGCGGAGAAGGTGAGAAAACATTTGAGCCTATCAACTTCAAGGGGACAGCACCAACAAGCAGAGATGAATACGTCGGTATATTAAACGATCCGATATTGCCAATTTCTGCAAAGAAAGAAGTTAGAGAAGCATTTGAAGATAAGTTTGGTTACGAAGCGGCTAAACAAGCAGAAACAGCACAAACATAAAACTCGGCAGTACGGTATTGCCGAGGAATTAATAATAATTAATATCTACAAAAACATGGATGTTACAGTTATAGAAGCCTCGGCATTGCCCGATATGTTAGCGAGAGCAGAAGAGTTATGGGAAGATTCAAGAGCAACGGCAAACACCCGTTATGTACCAGAAGCCCCAACATTTAGAGCGTTATGCGAGAATACAACCGCTAAAATGCCTAAGTTCCAAAACAGAATGATGACACCTAAACAGGTGATTGCATGGGTGGAAGCGTGTACAAACAATCCACAAATCTTAACTAATCGTTGGGTGCGTGATGTTCCTTGTGATTTTACAGGATGGACAGTAGGAACGAACAAAGATGAAGTAACAATTTCTACAATCATCACAGATACATTCGCAATCCCTTACAAGATTTATGATAATCTATTCACACCGCAGGAGTTATTCAACGAAGGTTGGTTAAAAGCGGTGAAGGGTATCATTGAAAAAGCAAATAGTTTATCAGTTGCGAAATTGGCAACGTTTGCAGGATTAAATGATTATCATGGTGGAATGTTGAGTGATGGCGGAACGGGACCGACATCATGGAAGATTACAGATTTTCCATATAAGAATCTTTTTCCAGAATCATTCGGTTCAATGTTGAGAATGGTACAACGTAGAAACGATATGGTGAATCCTTTCATCATCGCAGGTGAAGTAATGAGTACATTAGAAGATGTACAGGGAGATTTGGAGAAATTCAAGTTTGGACGTTGGGACGTATTCAGCGACATGATAGATTTTCCAGAGCAGGATTTAGAAGATGATTTGTTTTTGGTGTCACAGGGAGCAGTAGGCGTATTTAATACGTACAATTATCCTACATCACAAGAAAACATTGTTGGTTCTAATTTCAACGAAACACATATTTCAAGAGCGTTACCAAGTATCTATAATTTGAACGGGCAACCGCAATTCATGGATATTACAACGAAGTTTGAAAAACGTGAGATTGCAGAGAATCAGTATGGCAATTTGAATGTAGATAACAGATGTGAGTTTGTATATACATACAATTTGGAGTACAAGTTAGAGATAAAATTGAACCCTACTTCTTGCTTAGAAGGCAGAACAGGGGTAATTCGTTTCCACAGTGACGATACTAGCGATTTGTTCTTAACACCAATGAAAGCGGTTCGTACAATTGTAGAAAACGTATAAGGCAAAAAAAGGTAGTGTTTAGGTTAAAAAGAGCAAAAAAGGGGGTTGATAACTCCCTTTTTTTGTATAACTTGCATTAAAAGAATCAGAAAATGAGCGAGATTTTAAAGGCGGGTATCATGGAGTGTCTATCTGGTTTAGTAGGCATAACAGAAAAAGATTGTGATTGTTTCCCTATGATGAATGCGGATCAGGTACAGGAGATAACAACAAGTGAAACAGGAATCTTTGTTGATGAACATGAAGGCATCAAAACAAGTATGTTTCTACGTGAAGCAGGTTGCGGAGAAAACGATGTATGGACAAGATTATTAAATGCAAAGTATCAGGCGATCAGGGAAACAGTATTAAGAATCTCATTAATGTTGAACAATAAGTTTACATCTTCTGTAAACAGAGGTTTCACATTAGGCAAGCAAGGTTACGGATCATTAACAACAAGCGAGGCAGCAGGAGAAAAGATAATTCCTTTACAGATGAACAATGTTGAAGGAGGTTATATAAAAATAACTCATGTTGGATTTGTTGGTAAATTGGTAAATAACACGATATCTACACAAATAGAAATTTCTCTAAGAAGAATTAAAAACAACATATCCACAATTGTTGATAACTTTTATATTGTTGTGGATAAAGACAAAGATACAGAGTTGTATTATTTGGGTGATGATTCAGTACAATTCGCAGTTGATGGAGCAAGATATGAATTATATTATGTCTATGATCCTACAAAGGTCATCATGTACAGCAGTGATATTAGTTGCAGCAATTGCAACAGAAACAATGCGATGTTGAATAAATTCTTTAAAGTTTTCCCGTCTGGTATGTCATACGGTTTAATCTTTCAATTGCATTTGACGTGTAACGATCAATGGTTAGCGTGTGCATTAGCTAAGAGTAACGATACAGTAAAGCATTTGATAGCAAAAGCGATACAGGAAAAGACATTGCAAAATTTTCTTATCACAGAACAGCAGGCAACAAGCGAAGGATTAACAGCATTTGTAGTAATGGATATTGACGGATATAACAGAAATATCACAGGATACGGTTTAGCATGGGCAGGGACATTGACAGAGATTGCAAATTACAATCTTTATGATATTTACATGAAATGTTTTATGTGTCGCCCTAATCAGATAGGCAGGACACAGGGAATGATTTTATAAATGGAATTAGCAGAATACATAAGAGGCATTGAATCAGCAATCAACGGTTTAGAAACGGAGGTAGAAAGATTATGCGTAGTAAAGGTGCAAAGTTCAATTACATTAATCAAAAACAGAAGCATAAATGATGGAATATTTGTAGGAGGTGATAAAGGAAGATATGCAAAGTATTCTACAAATGTTTATCCGACATGGTTTTTAAAAGGCAAGGAATTAAACGCAGCAGGGGCAGATTATATAAAGAAAAACGCATTAGGTAATTGGGACGGATTCAAAGAGGCACAGGGTAGAGGTAGTGATAATGTCAATCTATCCTATTCCAACAGATTTTGGACAGATTTAGGGATTCAATCAATATTCAGAGGCAAGGGCATGACAATTGTCCGTACAGGCGTAAACGATCCAGAGGTAGAGAAATATGCAAAATATTTAGCAATGGAATACGGTACATTTTTTATTCCAACAGACGACGAAAAAAGAGATTTAAGCAAGGATTTTGCGGTAGATATGACTAACTTTGTTTTAAATAAATTAAGATGAATAAGGATTTAGCGGGCATATTAAAGAATAGATTAGCGAATTTTGTAGATTCAAACAATGAATCTGTTATTAGTCATTTATACGGATTAGTAAGAACATTGGAGTTTAACGAAAAGATTATAAATGAGGGGAAAGAAAAGGTAGTAAGAAAGAAAGTTCCGTATCCAGTTGATTGTATTGGTGGGACGGTGTGTGATGGGATGAATGCACCTAAAGACAAATTAGATTTAGTTCCAACAGGCAAGCAAAGATGTTTGGTTTATTTTGAAGGAGGCAGAAGCAGAACAGATAATGTAAGCGAAGATTTAAACGGGGTTTCCTCACATACAAGCAGTTTAGATTTGATATGTTTCTACAATCCCGAATTATTCATTACACAGGTCGGTTTGCAGTCTATATTGATGGCAAAGATGTTAGATTTAGTCACAGGTAGTATAGATGTTCCAATAGGTTTTGCACAAATATTTGCAGCGATTGAATCAGTAGAGGAAGGAAGATTAGAAAATGATCCTAGTATCTTTTCACAATACAGTTATTACAATGTCAGTTTATTAACAGGGTGTCCATACAGTTGTTTTAGAATTAGTTTAACATTAAATTCATTAGTACATGATACAGATAGTTGCTTACCTGACCTCACTATTAACCCAAGTACTGCTTTGTGCTAGTTCAGCAGTGTTTGCAATCATATTTGTTAACAAGTTAAGTAAGGAAGGGGAAATATTAGGATTTATCAGACAATTTGCATACGATATGATAGACAGGATGGCAAGCAGAAATGTTGTTTTCGATCAGAATCATTATAACAGATTAGCAAAGTTTCTTTATCCAGTTTTCGAGTGTAGTTTATGTTTAGCAGGACAGGTTAGTTTTTACAGTTATATATTTAATTTTTGGGGAGATTACAGCATAATTAATCACATTATGATTGTGGTTTGGACAATATATTTAACAAACATTTTGCAAAAGTTATGGATCAAAGAATAAGACACGAGAAAGACCCTAGAAAAGCAATAGTATATTTACCAGAGGGGACAACGGAATTTACATCTAAAAATGGTAAGATGTTTTTTGTTGAAACGAATGTAGATGAATTGACAGCAGAAAGGTTTGAGTTGATGGACAAACATTTAATCCAAGTAGGGTTTGCAACGACATTTGATAGTTTGTTGACCAATCTAAGGCAAACAATGAGTTTGGTTAAGAAACAAGAGACACACGATGCACACGTTATCTTATATAACATAGTTGCGGGGATGATGGACAAAGAAAAGAAGTATCCTTTTTCTCTATGGTTAGCAACAGTATTTATCTATATGGAGGGGGAAGATGTTTTTGAATGGAACGAAACGTTAGCGAGGCAGAAAATAGAGATTTGGAGAAAAGAGTATGATATGTCTTTTTTTTTGGGTTTGTCAATAAGTTTATTGGCGAAATACAAAAGCGTGCTAGAGAGTATTTCCCTGATACTTTTGGACGACGTGGGAACGAGCAAGGATTACGAGAGACAGATGGAGAGAGCGAAGAGGAAAATTTGGGACCAGATAGACCCAAATCCAGAACAAGGGCAATGAAAGACACTCATGCACGTTGGGCATCTTATTATTATTTTCTAAGAGACATAGATACAAGGCGTATAACATGGGTTAAATTTTTCATGTTATACGAACAGCACAAGAATATAGTTGAACAGCAGAATGCAAGATTAACAACGGGCAACAATGGCAGATAATGCAACAACAGTTACGACGGATTGGGTTTTCAATGTAGACAATGCATTGAATGACTTGCGTGATCTAAAAAAGCAGATAGAGGAGATAGAGAAGAAGCAGAGCAAACAGAATGACGGGGCAAAAGATTATAACAGAACGTTATCCGACGGTACAAGGATATACAACACAATTCTTCGCAGTGCAAAGGCATACGAGGAAGAATTAAAACGCCTTAGAGCAGCAGAAAAAGATTTAGCAAAGGCACAGGCAGAATTTAACAATTCAGCAGCGTACGACAAGGCAAAAAAGGATTTATCAGCAGTCAGGGACAGGATCAGAGAGATCAACGACGGGTTAAATATTGCAAATAAGAAAAGTGCAAGTTTAATTGATATAGCAAAAGGTATAGTTACGCAGTTTGGCGGAGTATTAGCAGTTGTTTATGCAATCAAGAAAGGTTTGGAATTGACGATTGAAACGGCAAGTAAATATCAAAGTGCGTTAAAACCTTTGGAGAATATATCGAAAAGCAGTGCAGAGTATAACAGAACATTGGCGTTTCTAAGTCGTACAGCAAATAAATACGGTTTAGATTTATTAGGATTAGCAGAAGGTTATAAAAGAGTATATGCAGCAGGGCAGCAGGCGAATTTATCACAAACACAAACAGAAAGGTTATTCAAGTCTGTTACAGTAGCAGGGGCAGGATTGAAGTTAAGCAATGAGGGTTTAAATCTTACATTGAAAGGTTTTTCAGATGCATTAAGTAAAGGGACAGTAAATGCGGAAGAATTAAAAAATCAGATAGGAGATCAAATACCGGGGGCTATTGGTTTGTTTGCGAAGGCGATAGGCGTTACAGAGCCGAAGTTATTAAAAATGATGGAGCAAGGGGAGATTTTGGCAGCAGAAACATTGCCTAAGTTTGCAGCAGAATTAGAAAAAGCATACGGCAAAAATGCAGTTGATAATATTGATTCAGTAACAGGGGCAGGTAATAGATTACAAACAGCATTTGAAGAAATTATATTAACATTTGACAAGAAAGCGAGAATTAGTGAGTTTTTTGCAAGCATCAAAAACGGCATTGCAGACACATTGAAGGATATTAATTATATCATTAATAACGAGGGGTGGAAGGAGTTTTTCGGATATATCACAGGTGATTTAGCAACAAGTGTGAAAGTCCGTACAAATAGGGTTATTGATGCAGAGCAGGACAGAAATAGAGAAGTGTTTAGGGGTCTTGACCCTAAAAAAAGGGCAGAAGAATTATTAAAGATTCAAGAGAGAGCAAGATTGCAGGAGTTAGATTTGAATAGAAAGTACGATCAAAAAGCATCGGCAGAAGAAATAGAAAAGAGTAGAGTAAAATTATTGAATCTAAGTAGTGAAGTAGGCAAACTACAGGAGATAGACAAAAGTAGGACAGCAGAAGAAAAGCAGGAGGCAACAAAAAGAAATAAAGAATTAACAGCAGCACAAAAAGCAGCAGCAGCAGATAGAGAGAGGGAGTTAGAAAAATTAAAGAAGTTGCAACGTGAATTTGAGCAAACATTAACAGACATTCAATTAGATGCAGAGAACGTTAGATTGAAGCAAAGTGAGGATACGTTAGGTGTATTGCGTAGAATGGCAGAGACAGGCGGAAAACGTCAATTAGAGGTATTTGTAGAAACGAGCAAGGAGTATTTAGAAAAGAAATTACAATACGATCAGGCGGTAGTAGAATCCGAAAGGGAGAAATTCAAAAAGGTTTACGACATTCAGAAAGGAAAAGTAGTTTCAGATGGGAACGGTAAATTCAAAACGGTATCGTTCACGGAAAATCTAATATTAGGAGGCAAGACAAAAGAGGAAGCAGATAAATTATTAGAAGATGAATATCAAAGAGATCAGGCGTTATTAGATACAAGGCAGTATTTTGCATTGAAGAATAAGACATTAGAAATAATGTACAATACTGACTTAGATAAAATATACAAGGATAGATTTGATATTACAATAGAACAGCAGGAGCGAGAAGCAGCAAGGTTAGGAGAAGGAGCAGAGAAGCAGGAAGAATTAATAAAAATCAAGTATCGCAAATTAAGAGAAACATATAAGGATAATCTAAGCGAGTTAAAAAAATTAGATAAAGAGTTTCAATTTGAGATATTAGATGCAAGGGTAGGAAGTCAAAACAAAAACATTGATAAGTCTAACGACAAGATCAAAAAAGATATTGAAAGCAGAGTATTACAAGCAGGTCAATTAGAAAGTGAGTTTGAAAGAAACAAGCAAAAAGATTTGTTAGATAATGATGTTAAATATTATCAGCAAAAATTAGAATTATTAAAAAATTACACAGAGAATGCAGCGTATATAAATAGTCTCGCAACGGGGCAGATAAGCGAAGAGCAAAAGAAAGCGAATGAAGATTCTTTGCAGGAGTTGCAAAAGAATTTGAATATCGCATTGCAGAAGCAAGGAAAGTTTATTGAGGTGCAAGCATTGTCCGCAAACAGGTACAAAGATTTGTGGGACGTTGCAGGTGATGTTTGGAAGCAGTTAACAGGTAAGGTTATCAAGTTTAGCGAAGATGCAAACATAGATAATCTGACAAAACAGGCGGTTAGTAATGCAGTAAGCACGGTTAAAGATGCATTGAAACAGGTATTAGATGCAGAGTTGCAAAACACAGAGGATCGTTTACGAATATTAGATGAAGCAATTAGCGGCAGACAAACATTAGTAGATCAGGAGTTTGAAAAGTATCAGAAAGGATTAGCAAATTCATATGAGTATGAAAAAGCGATCCTAGATAAAACAAAAGAGGAAAGAGACAAAGAGTTAGAGCATAAGAAAAAGGTACAGAAGCAACAGGCAGTTATTGATAGCGTAGAATTGGCAGCAAACAATTTTCTGGCTATTGGGAATATGATTGCAGCAGCATCAAACGTAATTAAAGACTGGTCAAAAGTTCCGTTTGTAGGGGTTGCGATTGGGGTTGCAGCAGCAGCAGCATTAGTAGGTACATTTGCAGGAATTAAAAGTAAATTCAAAGCAGCACAACGTTTGCGTTATGGTGGAGATTATAACGGTATGTTAGAAGGTAATTTGCACGGGCAATCAGAGAATTTACGTGTTGGCAATACAAATGTTTACATGGAAGGCGGGGAGTACGTGAATAGACGTGAGGTAGCAAAAAAACATCGGTCTTTCTTAGATGCATTGAATAATGACAGATTCAGACATTTGACAAGAGGAGAGCAAATGAAAATGATGTCACCTATGGGTATTAAGTTCTTCACAGAGGGGGACAATCAGGAAGCAGAAAGGGTATTACAATTAGACAGGCAAATAGTAGTACACAATACAGGCAAAAGTCAGGATGATTCCAAAGCAGTAGAGTTATTAGGACAGATCAGAGATTTTACATCTAATATCCCCAACGAGCAGATACACGAGACAGAAGATCAGATAATCAAAACGAGTAAAAATAAAATGGTTATCATCAACAAAAAGAAAAAACCATGATTGCATTCAGTGCGAAAATAACGGATGGTACGAGTATCAAAACAGTTAATCCCGACGGATTGCAGAAATTGATTTTGAATATTCAGAAGTCAGATAATGAAGCGTTTTTTCGTAAACGATTAAATGGTGAATTGGTATTTCAGAAAGAGGATTTTAACAGTATCAAAACATTACAAGAGAAGTGTTGTAACAATATGCCAATTGATATTTATAGATCGTGTTTCAATGATGCACCATTTGTACAGGCAAGGATCAACAGCAGAAAGATAAATTGGAATTTGGGTTTGTGTCAGGCAAAAGTAAGTATTGATACATTAGACATTTATAAGGAGGTTATAAAGCATTCTGAAAGAAGCGTAAATGTATTAGAATTAGCAGCAAACAGGGAGTTACAGCACGTATCAAGGTCAGTTGTTCCAGATACATTAGTAGAAGAAGAAAAAGACAGAATAGAGACAGCAGGCGGGACCGTATTACATGAGAGTTATATTAACGGTTCAGAAAAACAGGTCAGTTATGTAATTAATAATGAAAGAGGTAGAGCGTTCAATGATGTTATCTTATATGTAATTAAAAAGTCATTTGAGAATACGAGTGCAAGCAGTGTTATTCCTTATGATATTGAAAGTTGTTCTAAATTCCTTTCAGATGAAATAAATATTTGTACAGGGAAAAAGAACATAGCAAAGTATTCAATA